ATAAAGTAGATGATATAACTGCTGCTAAACCCTTGACACCAGGACAGCTTGCACAAAAAGAGGCTCAACTTACTTTACAAAAAGAAAATCAATTTTTATATGACCTTAAAAAATCTGTAGCTCAACAACCTCTTACTTTAGGAGGAGGAGCTTTTGCTGGAGACTTATACGGAGTAGGTTCTACTTTATTTGATTCAGTAGTAACATTATCTCAAACTGCTAAACCTATGCCTGTCTCACATTGGGAAAAGCTTTTTAAAAGCAGAATGAGTACTAAAGCTGATTTTATACCATTAAATAGAGCTAATCCGAAAGCACAGTCGATAGTTACAATGGATGAGATAGCAGATGCTAACTTAGCTAAGTATGATAAAAAAGGTAATTTGATAGATGGTTACTTAAAATACATAAAAGATATTAATAAAGAAAGTTCAAAGGATAATCAAATACGTATATCTCCTTTAACTATTTTAAGTTTAATAAAAAACGCACCAGCAAATAATTTAAAAGTTACAGAGTATACTTCTGATTTTTTTAAAAAAGATGCAGAGACTTTAAATAGTTTTACAGAATCTATTTTTAAAGGTTTAGCTGGAACACAAGAAGGTAACCTACAAAAATTAAATTTAAAAGATTTGACAACATTAGTTGACACTAAACTGTTAAACCTAGATGTTAATAACTCAAGTAAGTATAGAAAGTTACAAGAAGTAAAAAATGAGTTAGAACAGGCTAAAGGAAGTGCTTCTCTTATATCTAGTCAAGGATTAAAAAAAGGTACTAGTAATACAAGCATTTATGGTAATCCGTTCACGGGTGCTCTTAAACCTATTAAAAGATTAAGAGAAATGATTGACGGATTAGGTGGTAGAGTAGCAGATGGAATAGAAGATGTGGATGGACAAAGACTTAACTCTTTTCTAGATAAACCTGTAAGCTCTTTAAATTATAAAGGGCCTTATCAAATAACAGACCCTAATCAAACTATTAGGGAAGCAATTAAAGAATTACAAACAAAAACAGAAAATTCAGGTATATTGCTTAGTAAAATGCTTACAAATAGAACGGATGCCGATGTTATAAATTTAAAAAAATCTGTATTTGATTTATCTAAATCGTATAAAGAAGTAAGTAAGTTAAAAAATAAAATACCATACAATGAGTATCCAGATTGGGAGACCTATAGAATAATGGGTACAGAAAACTTTTTTGAATCATTAATAACTGTAGATAAAAGATTAATGGATGATGTTAGAAAAACTGTTCCTAGTTTTCGTGCAGTACCTGCTGAGTCTGGTCATTTTCATAAAGATATATTTGGTAAAAGCAATGAAGGTCAAATTCTTCATATAAGAGGAGGTACCCGTCAAGTAGATGGAGGAGGAAAAGCTTTATCTATTGATGAAATGCAAAGTGATATAAATCAAGCAGTAATGAAAGCAATAAAAGCAAGGAAAGCAGATAAGTTTGAGGGTAGGTTTAATGCAGAGATGCAAGCCATAAGAAACAATCCAGAAAATTATCGTAAGTTTAAAAAAGAAGTTGCTGATTTTAAAAAAACAAAATTTAAAAGTTATGCTATGCAAAACCTTAGTATGGGAGATGACTATATAAGAAATATGTCAGATGATATTTCTCCATCACGTATGGAAGCTTATTATGAGGGTTATTTAAAAAGAAATCTTACAGCTCAACAAAAAAATGATTTAATAACTAAACCTTCTTCAAACCCAGAAATAGGAAGTAATTTTTTATTTGATGAAGCTGCTGAAAACGCTATAAGAAATAATAAATTTAATTTAGATGCAGTTGGTACTGATTTGTATAGAGATAGGTTACTTACTATATCAGATGAGATGTCTGCACTTACTGCTAAAGGTGTAGGTATGACTAGAAAGGATCTTGATCAACTTAAAAAGTTACAAATAAAGTACGAAGAGATACAAGAACTTATACCTACTGTTAACACAAGACCTTCAAGTACACATCCTTACTTACCTTTTGCTAAAAAAGAACAATGGGGTGCATTAGGTATAAAATACGCAATACGTAAAGCTGCAAAAGAAGATTTAGATTGGGTCACAATTAATCCTTATGAAGTTGTACATCATAAAGATCAAGCACGACTTGGTAACTTAGAGTTTTATGGTAATAAAAGAGGAGCTGGAGATATATCTAAGAGAGTAGCAGGTAAAATTAATGAAAAAGAAATGAAAACAATAGAAAGAATTATGGGTAGTAAATATGATAATAAACCTGGTTATCAAGATGTAATACAAAGAGAATATCAAGAACTTTTATCTAAGATGCAAAGAAAAGTAACTAAAGGTAGAAAAAACTTTGCTTCATTAAATACAAGAGATGGTCCTAAAAAAGCAGATTCTAGTGGTGCAACTATACCAAATTTTATGAGAAAGTTTGCTGAAGAGTATGGGACTGAAGTAAAAACCATAAGAGTGGCTAAATCTGACCCAAGTAAAGTAATTAAAATAACAAAACCAAGAAAAGCTATTAACGCAGACACAGGAGAAGAAGAAGATTTTATTGAACATATTGCTGCTTTTACAGAAGATGAGTATGAGGCTTTAAAAAAAATAGGTGATATACCTACTTATTACAGAGGAGGTGATATTGAGGTTGTAAAGAGAAATCCAAAAGAGTATTATAGAGAAGATTATTACGAGTCCTTTGCTATTAAAGTAAAACCAGAGTTTAAAGATATACCTATTAAAGGATATGTAAAAGGTGGACTAGCACAAAACATATTTAAGTGGTAAGGTAATTTATGGGAAAAAAAGCTAACAGAAATATCGAGCAGTTAAAATTTGCTCAAGAGTTATTAAAAAGAAAAAAACCACCTAGTATAGACGCTCCAGATTTAGTTTCTATTGTTGAGCGAAAAAATAGAAAACTTCGTTCTGCTGATATATCTAGAGGGGCAATGTATGCCTTACCTATAGAAGACATTGCAGTTTTATCTAGAAAAAGTGCAAAAACAATTGGTGCTAAGGCTGGAACTTTTGTACAATGCCCAGGCAAAAAAGAAATTAAAACTAAAAAAACAAGGCTTACATAATATGGCACAAGATGATGAAATTTTAGAAGAGCAAGTTGTTGAAACAGAAGGACCTATTGACGAGGATGCTGAAGAACCAAGTATTAGTTTAGGTGATGACCCTGTTGATGTTGAGATTGAAGAAAGTCAAGAAGATGGTTCTGAAGAAGTAGAGATAGAGGAAGAAGATGACTTTTATTCTAATCTTGCAGAAACTTTAGATGATAGAATACTATCTAGGTTATCTGGCGATCTAATAACAGATTATAAAAAAGATAAAGAGTCCAGATCAGATTGGGAAAAAGCTTATATATCTGGTTTAGATTTATTAGGTTTTAAAAACAATTCTGACAATCAACCTTTTGCTGGAGCAAGTTCCGTAACACATCCTTTATTAGCTGAATCTGTTACACAATTTCAAGCTCAAGCATTTAAAGAATTACTTCCAGCTCAAGGGCCAGTTAATACTCAAGTAATTGGAGATGATACTCCAGAAAAAGAACAACAAGCTCATCGTGTTAAAGATTTTATGAATTACATGATTACTGAAGTAATGGAAGAGTATACAACGGATTTTGATCAATTACTTTTTTATCTACCCTTAGCAGGTTCTGCTTTTAAAAAAATATACTATGATGATGTTATGGATAGAGCAGTAGCTAAGTTTATACCAGCTGAAGATTTAGTTGTTCCTTATTATGCGACTGATTTAAAAGATTGCGAAAGAATAACACATGTTATAAAGATGAGCGAAAACGACATCTTAAAAAAACAGAGAGGTGGTTTTTATAGAGATGTAGATATACTTCCTTCTCGTCAAGATGATAATGAAGTTCAAGACAAATATGATCAGATAGATGGTGTTCAAGGAAATGATGACACCGATAATCAATTTAATGTTCTTGAGATACATGTAGATTTAGATATAGAAGAATATGAAGTAGAGAACTCAGAAAAAAATATAAAGATACCTTACATCGTTACTATTGATGAAGGCTCTCAAGAGATATTATCTATTTACAGAAACTATTCTCCTCAAGATGAGTTTTTTAAGAGAAGAGAGTTTTTTGTACATTATAAGTTTTTACCGGGTTTAGGTTTCTATGGTTTTGGTTTAATACACATGATTGGTGGTTTATCAAGAACCGCTACTGCTGCATTACGTCAATTATTAGATGCTGGTACGTTAAGTAATCTTCCAGCTGGTTTTAAATCAAGAGGATTAAGGATTAGAGATGATGATCAGCCTTTTCAACCAGGTGAATTTAGAGATGTAGATGCCCCTGGAGGAAATATAAAAGATCAGTTTCAATTATTACCTTTTAAAGAGCCAAGTGGTACGCTTTTTCAGCTTTTAGGTTTTGTAGTTCAAGCAGGACAGAAATTTGCTGGTACTTTAGACATGCAAACTGGAGAAGATAAGCAAAATCGAGCTGTTGGTAGTACATTAGCACTACTAGAACGTGGTTCTAGGGTCATGAGTGCTATTCATAAGCGTTGTTATTACTCTATGAGAGTTGAATTTAGACTTTTAGCTGACGTTTTTGGAACATACTTACCACCAAGTTACCCTTATGCAGTGGTTGGCGGTAATAATATGATAAAACAAGTAGATTTTAGTCCAGAAGTGGATATTATTCCTGTTGCTGACCCAACTATATTTAGTTTATCTCAAAGAATTACTTTAGCTAGCCAGCAATTACAAATAGCTCAGTCAAATCCTCAAATGCACAATTTAAGAGAGGCTTATAAAAGAGTTTATTTAGCAATGGGCACAAAAGATATAGATAAATTATTAAAACCCGAAAAAAAACCAACTCCAGCAGATCCAGGAGCAGAAAATGCTAAATCTTTACGTATGGAAATACCACAAGCTTTTTATTTTCAAAACCATGACGCTCATATAGCTACTCATGTTGCTTTTATGAAAACTAGAATGGTTGAAGTAAATCCTATGGTTAACGCTTTGTTATTATCGCATGTCATGGAACATATTTCTATGAAAGCAAGAGCACAAGTCTTAATGGAAGTTAAAACAAATAGACCAGACTTAGTGCAACTAGAACAAGTTGATCCACAATCGTATTTAGCAGAAACAGAAAGTATGATAGCAGAACAAGTAGGAGTACTTACAGCAATGTACGTAGAATCAGAACAAGGCGGTAAAAAACCAGATCCATTGGTAGCTTTAAAACAAAAAGAATTAGATTTAAGAGCTATGGATATGCAAAGAAAGGCTCAAGAAAATGCAGCTGACATGCAAAGAAAATCAGGTGAGTTTGCAGAAAGGTTAGATTTAGATAGAATGAAAAGAGAGGATGCAGAAGAAGCTGGTAAAGAAAGAATAAGAGTAGCTGACGAAAAACTTGATTTAAATGAAATGAAAATTTTAAATGATATGGAGAAAAACAATGAAAGGTAAAAATTTTGGACCTCCTCCTTCAAAAGGACCAAACCCACAAGGTATAAGAATAACTATGATACAAATTGGAGGTTTATCAGATTTAGGAAGTTATGGTTGCCCTCATCGTGAAACTGGTGTAAAAAGTGATATACAAGGTATAAGTGATATACAACTTAAAGGAAAAAAATTTACTGGTGTTAAATGATTGCTGGCGATTCTTTAGAATACGAATTTATAACAGAAGAAATACAAAAATTAAAGTTAAACGATATAGTCCTAACGTGCGAAATAGGGTTGAGAAGAGGGCTTGGTTCTAAAACAATAATGGACGCTGTAATATCTAAGGGAGCAGTGTATTATAGACATATTGCTGTTGATCCTTACGGTAGTCTAAATTACCAACATTGTGATGATAGTTCTCCTACTGTAAAAGATTATACAGATTATATGAAAGTTGAAACATTAATAGACTTACATAAGTATACACAATTTGCTTTTTTTGAGTTTCCAGATACTTATTTTTTCAAAGTTATGAAAGATGGTTATCCTTTAACTATTAATGGACAAACATATATTCATGATAAGTATTCTGTAATTCATTTGGATGGTCCTCATACTACTTTAGCAGTAAATCAACAAATACAGTTTTGTATGAGAAATATGGAAGACGAAAGTTTAATTATTATGGATGATCATCAAACATTTAACATGACTTCTATTGATTGGTCTTTACAAAAAATTGGATTTAAAGAAGTTCGTAGAGGAGATCGTAAATTAATTTATAAACGACATGATGAAAACATTTGATCAAGCATGGAGAGCAGCTATTGCACACAAAAAATGTTCTTTTTGTGAGGAAGAAGCCGTAGATTATGAGAAATTTAAATATTATTGTCAACAACATTGGAATAAACTGAAAGGATTACCATATGACCTTACTAAGCTTAATAGGACCAGCGACAAAACTAATCGGAAAGTTCGTAGAGGACAAAGACAAAAAAAATGAATTAGCACACAAACTTGCTACTATGGCTGAGAAACATGCAAATGAATTAGCCAAAGGTCAAATAGATATTAATAAAGAACAAGCTAAACATCCTAGTATATTTGTAAGCGGAGCTCGGCCAGCAATAATGTGGGTTTGTTGTCTTGGTTTATTATGGCAGTTTTTTATTGGCCCTATATTAACTTGGTTTGCTGTAATGTTTAACCCAGATTTAATGCCACCAAGTTTAGAAATGGAAGGGCTCGTCACGTTAGTTATGAGCCTCCTCGGACTCGGGGCCATGAGATCCTTTGAGAAGTCAAAAGGCAT